TAGCGGTAACTCATTTAAGCTAGCTTTGTATACAAGCTCTGCTACTTTGGGAGCTGGCACAACGGCATTTACAACTACAGGTCAAGCATCTGGCACTAATTACACTTCGGGTGGGTCGGCATTAACTAATGTTACGCCTACAACATCGGGGACTACTGCTTTTTGTGATTTTGCAGACTTAACATTTAGTAATGCTACGGTAACTGCTAGAGGTTGTCTCATTTATAATGATACAAACTCTGATAAAGCGGTTTGCGCTATAGATTTTGGTGGAGATAAAACTTCTACGGCTGGCGATTTTACAATCGTTTTTCCTAGTGCTACAGCGACGGGCGCAATAATTAGGTTAGCATAGATGTCGCACCATGCCGCTATCAAAGTTAAATTTTAAGCCTGGTATAAACAAAGAAGAAACCGATTACTCAAACGAAGGTGGTTGGGTAGACGGTGATAAAATACGTTTTAGAAAAGGTCGTGTAGAAAAAATTGGTGGTTGGGAGAAACTTTCCTCTGATACTTTAATCGGTTCAGCAAGAGCACTACACTCTTGGATTTCGTTAGCAGGTAATAAATATTTAGGTATTGGCACGACTAACAAATATTATATTGAAGAAGGCGGCACCTATAACGACATAACACCCGTGCGTAAAACTAGCACTAACTCAATTACTTTTGCCGCTACGAATGGCTCATCAACTTTAACTGTAACCGATAGCTCACATGGAGCAGTAAACGGAGATTTTGTAACTTTTTCAAGTGCTGTAAGTTTAGGTGGTAATGTCACAGCAACAGTGCTCAATCAAGAGTATCAAATTGATTTAGTAACAGGCACAAACACTTATCAAATAACTGCCAAAGATACTAGCGGTGCAACAGTGACAGCAAACTCCAGTGACTCTGGTAATGGTGGTTCTGCAATAGATGGAGTATATTTAACCAACTCTGGATTAGATGTATATGTGCCTTCAACTGGTTGGGGTGTTGGCACTTGGGGTGCTGGTGCTTGGGGTTCTTCCACAGCTTTATCAGACGTGAATCAGTTGCGTTTGTGGACACACGATAACTATGGAGAGGATTTAATTATTAATCCAAGAGCAGGCGGTATATTTAGATGGGTAGAAAACAATGGTTTAACCACTAGAGCAGTTGAGTTAGCAACCACAAGCGGTGCTAATCTAGTGCCAACTAAGGCGCTACAAGTCATTACATCCGAAACCGACAGGCATCTTATTGTGTTAGGAGCAGATCCTATCAGCAGTGGATCAAGAACTGGCACGTTAGATCCAATGTTGATAGCATTTAGCGATCAAGAAAATCCTTTGGAGTTTGAGCCGCTATCAACAAATACAGCTGGATCACTACGATTATCTGCTGGTTCTTCTATTGTAGGCGGCATCAAAGCTAGACAGGAGGTGCTTATTTTTACAGACACCTCGCTATACTCTATGAATTTTATTGGACCGCCACTAACTTTTGCAGTAAATCTAATAAATGAGGGAGCTGGCTTGATCGGCCCAAAAGCAGTAACAAACTCACCAAGAGGTGTGTTTTATATGTCGAAAAAAGGTTTTTACTTTTATAACGGCTCAGTACAAAAAATACCATGTAGTGTGCAAGATCATGTGTTTTCTGATTTAGATGAGACGCAAGCCTTTAAATGTTTTGCAGGTTTGAATGAGGAGTTCTCAGAGGTATGGTTTTTTTATCCATCAATCACAGATAACGAAACAGAAATATCGAGATACGTTATTTATAACTATGAAGAAAACTCTTGGAGCATAGGCACACTAGAGCGTTACAGTTGGTTAGCAGCCGGAGTATTAGATAAACCTTTGGCTGGTGGTGAAGAAAGCGCTACAAAACGCATATATGAACATGAAAAAGGTTTTAACGATGATGAGAGTGCAATGGACGGTGTTTTCGTGGAATCGGCTGATATTGACATATCAGATGGCGATAGGTTTGTGTTTCTCAAACGTATATTGCCAGATATATTGTTTGTAAACGAAGCTGGCACTAGCCAAAACCCAGCCATAAACGTAGTTGTAAAAAGACGTGATTTTAACAATCAAACACTTTCAACAGACTCTACAACACAAATCACTTCTAGTTCTACTTTTGGTTCATTAAGATCTAGAGCCAGACAGTTTGTATTGCGATTTGAATCAGATGACGATAACACTGATTCGGACAGAAAAAATTACAAGTGGAGGCTTGGTAGTACAAGAGTTGATGTCCAACCATCCGGGCGTAGGTAATGAGCAAGTTACTGCCCACACAGTTACCTCAAGCGCAAGGTGATACAGTTTCAGCTGATACATTTAACAGACTTGTAAGAATATTAGAAATAAACTTAGGATCAGTCGACCCAGACAGCATAAAATCGTTTAACTCCACAGACATAAGCGAGTTGCAATTTGCTACAGGTGCTATTATATTTAACTCAACGACAGAGGTTCACCAAGCCTTTGATGGCACACAGTTTAGAAACCTGTATGAGCATCAAACTTATCCGACTGGTGTCTCTGCAACAATAAGTATAGGAGCTGTAACAGTAAGTACACCATGAGCGCATTAGAAGATAGTTTAAGAAAGGTTTACGGATTAGCTAAGCCACAGCAAACAACCCCAGCTAAAGATGTTGCTGCTATGTTGCAAGGAGCAACCTCTGGCAAAGACGTGCGTGCTATTATGGGTAAAGGACCATTGACACAAAATGACATAGATAGATTAACAACACTATTACCAAATCCTATACCACAAGAGCCAGTAGAACCACGCGATTTAATTAAAAATCTACCTGCTCCAGCGGTGCCGCTTGTTGAGGATCCTCGCGACCTAATAAAAACATTGCCTTTTATGCCCGGTGCAATGTCCGATTTAGAAATGCAGTTGTTACCAGAAAGAATGCAACCAACTACACCAGGCACTTTTCAAGATGACAACCAAGTTATAGATGTTTTGCAAGAGGCCATACAAAAAGAGACAGATCCAGAAACCAAAGAAGAATTACAAAGACGCTTGAATCAATATCTACAATCTATGACAGCTCCCGCCTCACCTATGGCGCAAGAAGTAAAAGCACTAGGTATGGGTGACGACACAGAATTAGCACACGTTAGACCGGGCGAGGTTATATTGCCGCCAGAATTTTTCAGTGACACTAAATTTGAAAGCATGGTTGAAAACAAATTTAAGCAGGCTGGTATTGATCCCGAGCAAGCTGTTGTAGGATCTGGTATTGCAAGCCTTAACGAAATTACAGGATTACCACAATATGGATTCTTCAAAAAAATAGGTAAGTCACTTAAAAAAATTGTAAAAAAAGTAGCACCAATTGCTTTGCCAGCATTGGGTATCGCTGGTTTTGCTGGTGCTGGACCCCTAGCTGGTATTTTTGGTAAAGGAGCCGCAAGTGCAGCGGCTAAAGCTGCAACAGGTGCGGCAAAAACAGGTATTTTTGGTGGGACGTTGGGACCAAGCATAAGAGCTGGTATTGGTGGATTTTTCAACCCAGCTACAGGAACAAAAGGTATTTTTGGTGGACAACTAGGCCCTAATATAAGAAGAGGTATCGGCGGATTGTTTGGTGGACGACAAGAGGCTCCAAATATTGATGCTCTAGCCTCTGACCCGCAATATAAAACAAGAATAGCTAGATTACGTTCTGAGGGTTTGTCAGACCAACAAATATTACAAGAATTAGGTATGGCTCAAGATCCAACAGGAATTTTTGGTGGCACTTTAGGGCCAAGACTTAGACAGAGATTTTTAGGCACTGGAGATCAACCAGGTGTAATAGGTAACATTTTGAGTGGCGGTCAGCAACAAGGTAGCGGAGGTCTATTTGGTGGTGGTTTTGGAGACGCGCTAAAAATGGGCGGAATAGGAGCTTTAGCTGCTGGTTTAGGTAAGTTAGCTTACGAAGATGCACAAAAACAAAAAGGCGTGCCTTTAACACCTCTTACAACCATGAGTCCAACAGGTAGATACAACATAGAGGCAGAGATAGCCAGAAGAATGGGACAACCTGCTCCAAACCCTGTAGAGTTTGGTTTACTACCAGCTGGCACAATACCAGAGCTATCTGGAGGTAAGCCTAGAGGCATGCAAGAGGGTGGCGGTGTTAATAAAATGCGTAAATTAGCGATGAGAGCAGGACAAGCAAACAACATAATTAATGAATTAGAAACCACTTTCAATCCAAATAATATGAGAGATCTTTTAGCAAGTAACTTGCCTTTTGATCCCGCTGCCATAGAAAATTTATTAACATCGGCAGAGAAAAAACAATATGATCGTGCAAAATTAGATTTTACAACATCTATTCTACAAAAAGAAACTGGCGCAGTAATTAACGACAGTGAGATTGATTATATAGATCGTACGTTTTTTCCACAATTAGGCGATGATGAAGAAATAATTATGCAAAAACGTCAAGCAAGACAACAAGTAATTCAATCTTTAATGCCAGAGGAAAAACCAAAAAGTAAAGGCATAGAATCAATGCAAATGATGATGTATGGCGGAGGCGTTGAAGATCTTACTGGTGGTATGGTGCGTGGTTTAGCAAATGGTGGCGGAGTTATGGCTTTTGCACAAGGCGGAGCCGTACAAATGCAAGAGGGTGGTGAAATGGACCCAAGTCAATTCCCTAGAATGGACGGTGACATAAATGGGCCAGGCACAGAAACTAGCGATGATATACCAGCCATGTTGAGCGATGGTGAGTTTGTTATGACAGGAAGAGCTGTAAGAGGCGCTGGCTCATACGAAATGCAAGCAGACCCCAACGGTATCATTAGTCTCATGCCAACCTTAGAAGAGGACAGAGAGCGTGGTATGAATCTTATGTATAAAATGATGGATACGTTTGCAAACAAGGCTAAAGCACCATAATGAGCATACTTAGAGATAGGTTGATGATGCGTAGGATACCCATGATGGAGCGAGAGCCTATTGATACTATCATATCAACACCTACACCAAGACGACGTATGCCTTTACCTATTATGCCACCAGCACCAAGACGACCTGTGCCGTTGCCAATATTGCCACCTGTATTGCCATTGCAACCACCCGTGCAACCTCCATTACAACCACCAATACAACCACCAGTGCGTTTGCCTATCGAACCACCAGTGCAACCTCCAATACAAGTTCCACCAAGAAATGTTGTAGATATAGATTTACCAAGAGAGATTTTGCCACCAGCTATACCTCCCAAACCAGAACAACTATTTATAAGCAGAGTTAACGAGCCACGTGACGAATTTGTGCCACCAGTTCCTACAATAGATCAAGACATGCCAGATCCAGTGATGAGAGCTTTGCCAGTTGGTGAGCCAGTTCCTTTCATACCACCAGTAGATCCTATGCCGGTTATAACACCAGCGTTAGTGCAATCACCAACTATAGTTACACCAGAACCAACGCCTACACCTGCACCTATAGTCAGTTCAGCGCCAATTCCCACGCCTACAGTTGAGCCAGAACCTATGCCTACGCCTACAGTTGAGCCAGAACCTACGCCTACAGTTGAGCCAGAACCTACGCCTACAGAACCCATGCAGCCAATAAACGTTTCTAATCAAGATCCTTTTGCTGCTAGTGTAACGCAACAACAAGTTGGCTTAGACCCGCTTACCGAACAGTTGTTGTTTGGTATCGGTGGACAAGGTGGTTTCATACCAGGCGCTATGCGAGCTGCTGAAAAAGTATTTTTTGATGAACAAGGTAATCCTGTTGTCATAGATGAACAGGTAGCTGGTTTTAGTCCAGATCAATTACAAGCCATGCAAATGCAAAGAGAGGCCTTGGGCATACAAAATCCATTTTTACAAGGCGCAGGTCAAGCCTTTGGAGTTGGTACGCAAGCACTTGAAGAAGGACTACAAAGAGGTAGAACTGCCGCTATCGGAGCTTTGGAGGCAACCAGAGGTGGTGTTGGATCATTACAAACTGGTTTGGGTGAATCGGCTGATATATTAAGAGGTACGCTAGGCGGTTATGATCCAAGTATGACGAGACAGTTCTATGATCCGTTTGAGGATAGGGTTGTACAACAAACCATTGAAGATATTATGGAGCAAGGTGCAAGATCGGACATAGGCGCCAGAGCAAGTGACATAGCTAGAGGTGGTGAGTCAGCCTTTGGCTCTAGAGCGCGTTTAGGAGCCTCTGAGCGTCAAGAGGCGCTTGGTAGAGGTTTAGCCGAGGCTTTGAGTGGTATTCGCTCTAGAGGGTTCCAACAAGCTCAACAAACAGGTTTAGGTGAGTTTGCTAGACAAAAGGCCGCAGAAAGAGCTGCAAGCTCTGGTTTGGCTAGTTTAGCCGGACAAGGCTTTGGCGGTTCTCAAGCTCTTGCAGGAGCTCTAAGCGGCTTGGGACAAACAGAACAGGATATAGGACAACAAAGGTTTAGCGGACAATTTGGCCTTGGAACAAGTTTACAAGGTCTTGGAGCGCAAGCAGCAGGCGCATCGGCATCTGACATAGCTGCACTTTATGGCATGGGATCACAACAACAGCAACAAACCCAGCAAATGTTAGATGCTCAACGTAGAAACCTACAACAAAGACAAATGACACCATTACTGCAATATCAAGCATTAGCACCATTTGTGGGTATGGCACCAGCTGGCCAGTTCCAGACAACCACACAATTTGCACCTAGACCGAGTGCGATGCAAACAGGTATCGGCACAGGTTTAGCTGCCTTCGGTGCTTTAGGTAATCTTTATGGTGGTAATTAATGGCGATAACCAGAGCACAAATACCAGAACAAATAGATCTTTTTGACGAGGGTGGTGAGGTCCCATCTTCGCTTAGTCCAGAGGACATAATTGCTTTATATGGCGCTCAAAAATCAGCTCCAATAACTACTGAGGATATACAGGCCGAAGCACAACAATTATCTGGTTTGTTTGTGCAACCAAAAAAACAAAACATTTTTGATTTAGCATCTGAGGTTGGTGCTGGGTTGGTTGCAGGCGCATCGAGTCCTGGTGGTTTTGGTGTAGGATTAACTGCTGGTTTACAGTCTTTTAACGAAAGAGCACAAAAAATACAAAGTGAAAAAGATAAAATGCAACAACAATTAGCCATGTTGGCTTTCAAACAAGTAGAGGCTAAAAGAAAAGAACAGGCAGAAATGTCAAAAGAGATACTTGAAATGCAATTTGATGCAGCTTTAGATGGACAAGGTGTTGACTTTGGCTCGTCTACATTAGGCAAAGCGCTTGCATTTATTATACAAGCAGAAAAAAATCCAGAGCTAAAAAATTCACCAGAATACAAGGTTGCGGTGGCTGTAGCTGGTCAAGATAAAAACCAGATAATACAAACTGAAACAGGAGCCATTTCTGTTACTGTTCCTGGTATTAAGGTTGATGAAATTTTTGCTAAAAAAAATATAACGCCTCCGCCTTCAACTGTTGTAGATGCTGGGGTTACCTACACATTCACTGGTAGGTATAAAAACGATAAACCAATTTATGCAGATCCAAATGGTGTTGAGGGAGTGATACAGTAATGCCTTTTGTAAAATTAGAAGATTTAGACCAACAATCTGATATACAAATTATACCCGGTACTGAAAAAGTAAAAGACCCATTTACTGGAGAGCAAAAAAAACAAGCTGGGTTTGCAGTGCGTATGGAAAATGCTGTTGCACAACTTGAGGCTTTAGAAAACTCTGGTTTTAATCCTGTAAACGCATACGATATTGTTATAAGTAATTTACCAATAGTGCCAGATGCTATAGAGAGGTATTTTAATTCACCAAAGTTTAAACAGTATGAGAGAGCAAAAATAGATTTTTCGACCGCACAACTAAGACAAGAGACAGGTGCGGTGATAAACGAGAGTGAAATAGATTGGATTGATCGTACTTACTTTCCACAGTTTGGAGACGACCCACAAACTTTGCTTGATAAACGACAAGCAAGAAGGGACGCTTTGGCTGCTATGAAAGGACAGGCTGGCAAGGCATACGAGCGAACCAAAGAAAATGTGCAAAAAAGCGGTGGTCTAGATGGTAGAGAAGATGCACTGTTAGAGTTGAGAGAAAGAGCAAAAACAGACCCAGTTTTAAGAAAAAAATTAGAAGAAAAAGGTTTACTATGAGCGATGGATTTAAAAATTTAGAAGATGATATTTTGTTGT